TCCAGATTTTCAGCTACCAGATGCCTTTTCATTTCTAAAGAATCAAACTCACTCAACCCTCAACCTCATTTTGAAGTTGACGAGTGACCTTTATGAATTGGGAACCTCACATCTGGTCGATCTAACCCAAGCACTCATCCACGCCATAAATTTCTATCTTGGCGCCAAGAATGCTAAAAGTTTTACTGAACTCTCTATAGGGTTCACCTCTTTTTCACTAACTCTTTTCCAGTTTGACCAAGTGAAAAGTGCTTCCAATTATATTTTCAGAATCGTTTCGACATTCTTTGAAGATTTGAAGAAGTATTTTATCAAGGCCGAATCGGCAGAGAAGATGGTGAAATCTTTTTGGTCAAATGCCAGCACCTCTAATCCCAGAACTCTATTTGGGATTGTGCATGCTTGTTCAGGAATTTTCACATCTGTTATCTGTATTAAGACTTTCGTTACGAAGGCCTATGCGGAAGACGATGTTTATTCTTTGATTACGGCTTTATCCAGTGGCATTTTTAAGATTGGTTCTGAACTCAGACAACACGCCGAAAACATTTCCGTTTTCCTTGCACGTGTCTATGATTGGATTTACATTAACGCCGAGAATATCATTAAAATGAAATTTTCTGCTATTAAATGGGAATTACCTTCAGAACAAGTCTTTGAATCCAAATTCGTTGAGATGACCGACATCATCAATTCTTTTATCGAAGATCCTTTGTATCTTGAGGCCCACAACCTCACATTGGAATTACTTCGCGATCGTCTTAACAAACTCCGTGGACAGGGAGAGCAAGAACTGAACAAAAACCCCACACCCTCGATCAAGGCTTCGTTAGCACGTTACTTGACAGTTTTGGATAGTCATATCCGATTCATCGAAACCAAATTGAATCCTAATAATACAAAACCTCAGCCAATGGCTGTGACTTTGTTGGGATCTGCTGGTGGAGGTAAATCTGCATCGTCCAGTAAGATAGGACTTATGATGCAAAAACTGGCTAACCGCGTTCCAGACGAAACTTTGATCAATAATCGAGGTGGTGATCCCAAATTTGAGGAAAACATCACCAATAGTACTGATGTCATTATATTTGATGATTATGCCAATGATCATTCAAGTAAAATGCGTACCAAAGATATCCTAGATATCGTTAACACTTCTAAAGAATTAATTCCGAAAGCTAGTGCCGACGAAAAGGGACTTCATAAGTATTCTAACATTGGAACTATTTTCACCACAAATGATGAAGATTTGGGTATGGGATGTTTTAAAACCGCCAGCAAAGATAGTCTATTGCGACGTCTTGGTTTTGTTCTCGAATTGAACATTGCCGACGAATACAGGCTTGCTGGGACCGACAGACTTGATCTAAACCATCCAGATGTATGTGACGAAATTTTCAACACTAACGTCTATGAGGTTAATATCAAGAAGCCCATCTCTATCATTGCTACCCCTGATGGTGGAGAATCTATCTGTTTCCAAGAAATTCCCTATGATCGTCATCCAGGGAATAACTCTTGGCGAGATGCTATTCTAAAACTTCAAGTATTACTCGATGAAGAGTGGTCTAAGAATGTAGCCCGACACGCTAAATCCAAATCAACTGACGATGATTGTCATCATTGTTCTTTGCCTATGGATATGTGTGTGTGTGGCTTGCATGCTGAAGCCAGGAAGCTCGCAACTTCGCGACTCCGTACTCTCTTTTTTGAGAGAAGTTGCCCATCTCCGACTGAATGTTTTCTTAGTATGGATAATTCTGTAATGGATTTTACCAGCACTTTTGCTGCTAAAGTTTCTCTATTTATGTTTTATTGTAACATGTTAGCTTATGCCAAACATCGTTTCTCCATATTGTATCCTTATCGTTATACGTTTTTGATCCTTTGTATTCTAGCAGGTTTCCTCCCAGGAGGTATACTTGTTGTAATGGGATTATTTGTATGGTATGAATACCGCCATGTGTGCTCTGCTAAAGAGCAAATGGTGGAGAGGAATATTAATAACAGAAATGCTATCTCGGAATATTATCGTACGAGATACACTATGTATACCATGACTGTCATGGGAAGTATGCTCATCCTTTGTAGTATATTTACCACTTCAATCTTTGCTGCGAAAGTTTTTGCAAAAAGTGAGGATAAAAGTGTTACTATCGAAGAGTCTGATGAAGTATTAGAAGTTTCTTTCACTCAACCGAAGGAGAAATCTAACTCAGATGCCATTGGGCATTACATCACTAAGCCTCGTCCAGCTCACGAAGCTCGTACTATGACACCGTCACAAGCCCTCCAAGAAATTGGAAAAGGAATTGCTCAAGTTACTATTACATCTAAGGATGGAATTATGACTAAAGTGAAGACTTTACCGATGGGTTCTGAAAGGCTAATCCCTCGTCATGCTTTACCGTCTACTGATCTTATGTCAGTTGAATTACAGATATCTGGAGTCCAAGGCGCATCATACCAAAATATTGATGTTCCTCGTACCCATGTGTCTGATTTAACTAAACACGGGATTTTGACTAACAAAGTACTTGACGCATCCCTAGTTCATTTACCGAATGCACCTCCAGGTAAAGATTTCACAAAATATTTTGCTGAAGTTAATACTCTACCTACCCAGGCTGGATGTGTATATGTTCACAAAGACTGCGATTCTGGTTCTTTTGAATTGGTCCAAGTGAGAGCTCGCCTCTTACCCAAACCTATTCGTTACCAAACAAACGCTGGATTTGAAACTCAATTGGTTTATGAATGTGAAACTCAGGACCACTCTTCATCTGATGGAGATTGTGGACAACCCCTGATGTATAACAATGCTATTATCGGTATTCACATTGCCGGTACTGGATCTAATAAATTTTATTGTCTTGCAGTCGATCGTTCGACTATCCATAAGGCTAATGAGATTTTGAAAAACGAAGCATCAATATTTGTAGCATCTACACCCCCTCAACCGGTGTTGAAGCGCAATCTTCGTGATCTAAGTATTGTTGACAGTCCTACTCAATATGTTCAAGAAACGTTAAACGTTGACACTACTCCTATTGTGTCTCTTGGAACGGTGCTTGATGTTGGAGGATCTATTTATAAGCCTCGTGCTGAAGATTACTACTTTCGAAGTGGTAATAATCAAATCGAAGCTGAATTTGGACCTCTATCTTCTCGTCCGCCCAAGTTTGTGAACGGTTCTGCACAGATTAACACTACCTTGGCAAAGTTTAATACTCCTAAAATGGTGGCACCCATCGCGTTGATGGATCGTGCTATGAATGATTGGATGTATGCAACTAACACCTCAGGTGTATCTGTATCATCTTATGCAGCCTCTTTAGAGGAATCAGATCCTGGATTTTTCCGGGTAAGATCTCTTCAAGAAGCATTAGACGGTGATGGAACAGGTATTGTACGTGGTATGAATAATAACACTTCTTCAGGAGTGTGTTATGGAGGTACTAAGAAGAAGCACATGATGCTTGATTCTTTAGGAACTCCGATTGTACCTCGTATTTTATCTGATTATGTTGAGGAGGATATTTTGGCTTTGGAAGCCAAGTGGAGATCTGGTGAAGGAACATTCGATCCTTTTGTCAGAGCTTCAAAAACGAATGAAGTTCTTCCTTTAGCGAAGGCGTATGAAAAGACGCGTTCGGTTTATGGCAATGATATGTCCTATTTCATTGCAGCAACTAGAGGAATCATTCCTATTAAACACGTTTTGAGAAACAGTAAAGTTTCAGGATGTTTTGTAGGTTTGGCTGCACAATCTGCTGAATGGGAAGAACTCCATGATCACTTAACAAACGGTGGTGCCTACACCAAGTTTGTTTGTGGTGACTTCAGTGGGTATGATACTCAATTACCGAAATCTTTGTTGGAAAAAGCTGCAGCTAGTATAGTGCAGTTGTACCGTGAAAACGGCGCATCCAACTCTGATCTAGAGTATTTGAGAGGTCTATTATCCTCTGTTGTAAGTCCAGTGATGATTTGGGAAGGTAATCTTCTTCAATTCTGTAATGGTCAACCTTCGGGACAACCACTAACAGTTGAGATGAATTCTATTATTAACTCATTGTTATTACGTATGGCTTTTCTCACTATCATGGATGAACACTATCCTGAGATCAAAGATCCTAAATTTGGGAGATTTGTGAAAGATGCTACTTATGGTGATGATAATGCTATGGGTGTCTCTGATGAGATTCCCTTGTTTAATCATACTACCATTCAAGCAGTATTTGCTTCTTGGGGTATTAAGTACACAATGGCTGACAAGGGAGCTGATTCAGTTCCTTATCAAACTATTGAAGAAGTTTCATTTTTGAAGAGATCATTTCGTTATCATCCGCAATTGGAGTCTATTGTTGCTCCCCTGGAAGAAGAATCTTTGAGTAAGAAGTTCTATTGGTGGACTAAGTCTAAGAACACCCCTCTTGACTTCCCTGAGCAATTTCAAGCCAATTTCGAGTCACAAGCTCGTGAGGCTTACTTGCATGGGGAGGAATTTTATTCAGAATTCTGTGCTAAATGCGAGCGTATAGTTCGTGCTTCTCAAGATGGAGATGAAAGGTTTATTCTTCCGTGGAATACCATTCAACCTCTTTCATGTGATCGCATGTGCTCTGCACTTAAGGATGCATACTTCCCTGGAGTAAACTAAATGCTCCGTATCTGTTATTGTAAATTATATTGTAAATTAAATTGTAAATTAAATTGTAAATTAAATTGTATACTAGACTGGGCCTTGTTTATGTCCCAGCGTGCGCAGATACGTGCACGTTAAGTTGAAGAAATCTTTGTGGGGTAGTTACTTGCTGTGGTTTGTGAGTGCCTCTACTCATACCACTGTAGAGAAAACTCACAGATCTTGATCCTCCTGTAGGATAGCCGTTTTTACGGTAGGCGAGTCAATACGTCAAAAGACAGAGGCTCTGTACACTAAAGAATGATGTA